ATAGATTTTATAAATTGGTAAATCTGTTAACCACCGATCAGCAAGATTATATTATTCCCAATGGGAAAATATTCCTTTTAGAAGAGTTGGGGTTAAATTGTAATGGCAATTTCAATACTAGAGTTGACATCGTTTGGGATCCAAATGGAATCAATCTGATTTTATTGTCGAGCACCGGCAATTCGACACAAAAAAGTCAAACACAATTAATTGGCGATGGCTCTAAAATTCTGAGAATTATTCTGACAAACAATGATTCAGTGAATAGAATTTTAGGCGGGTATAATTTAGGGACTGTTTATGGCGGATAGACGGATATTATTATTAAATAATGTAAATGCAGGTGCCACTGTAAATTTAGATGGATCTCCCATTTTGAATGGTAAAAAATTAATCATGATTAAAGCGGGTGGAGCAGACATAAATATGGGCGATAATAAATCGTCTGCATATTTAGTTCAATGGGGGATAGTTGGAAATTTCGAGGAAATTATTGTATTCGCATTAACTGGAAATACGGTTGAAATTATTATAAATAGGGAATTCATTGGGGACGGCATTAAATTTATGAGAATAACAAGACAAAATAATTCAAGCACAACAAAAAGATTGCCATTTTGGTTACACGCATATGATGAATAAAAATTCAGAAGACCAGATAGATGAAACGAGACTCAGAGAAGAATTAAGGGCATATAAACATGCGTTCAGAGAAGAATCACAAAAACTTATCCAATGCAGCGCAACCTGTCAGGAAATGCTGAGGGCTGGCGAAAGGGCGGCTAGACAGGCTGATGAGACAATCAAGCAATTTGAATCTTGGATACAAGGACTAAAACAGCACACATCTTCATTAGTTAGAAAAGCAGTTGCATTTGATGGCATAGTGAAAACAAAAGACGATTTAATTAAAGAAATACAAGCATGGGGTGGGATGGGATATAAAGAACCAAAATGTCCAGGCTGCGAAAAGAAACATGAGGAATCGTGATGACTTTGAAATTATCGATATTCTTTTTACTATTGCTTGTATGTTCTTGCTCACCCGTTGTTGATGAGCCAGATAAAATTCAGGATGTTTCCATGGGATCATCTCCACAATGTGTGCCGGTGATAATTCCCAGTGATAGCCCAAGCCCAGAGCCATCGGCGAGACTATGATCACAATCGCAATTATCTGTGGACTCATAGTGATCTTATTTGTGAGAGGGTGCTCGAATGTCAGCCGCAATGAAGATTAGATGTCTCTATAATAAACTAATTCCAGTCACCGAATTGAAGCGGCATCCGAAGAATAGAAATAAACATCCCCCGGATCAAATAAGAAGACTTGCAGAGATTCTGAGATATCAAGGATGGCGGTATCCAATCAAGATTAGCAATCTTTCGGGTTTCATTACTTCTGGACACGGCAGACTTGATGCTGCGATTCTGAATGAATGGAAAGAAATTCCAGTTAATTTTCAAGATTATGAATCGGAAGATCAAGAATATGCTGATATTCAAGCTGATAATGCGATTGCATTATGGGCTGAATTCAATCTCTCTGGCGTCAATATGGACATCCCAGGATTATCATCAGATTTCAATATCAATCTACTCGGACTTAAATATGTGGACAATCTTAGCGCTAAAAAACTCTAAAATAGTCTTTTCAAACATCCAAATATTAGCGAACAATAAGTTAGTTCTACCAGATTATTTGCAAACTTTTAAGAAAAATCTTGTCGATATTATGATATGGGATAAAGAACACTCGGCTCCAGCTATGGCATCGCGTGTTCTTAATTCTGTTTTTGAATTTATATTTATTTTAACAGACAAAGAATATCCAAAAAGATCGATAACAACAGCTCCTGATTTCCGTGGCACTGTAAATAATATATACAGACTAAATCCAGCTGGAAAAAAGGATCCACTTGCAAAGAACCACCGAGCTGTATTTCCGGTTGCATTCGCCGAGCATTTTATTTCTACTTTTTCAGTGGGGTCTGTTCTTGACCTTTTCGGAGGCTCAGGATCAACCCTGATTGCCTGTGAGAAAACTAATCGTAAATGCTTTATGATGGAACTCTGTCCGCATTATATTGACGTAATTATAACGCGGTGGGAGAATTATACAGGACAGAAAGCAAGGCTGATTAATGGCGAGACCTAAATTAAATATAGATCCCAATACAGTTGAAAATCTAGCAGCCATTAACTGCACTGTATCAGAAATAGCGGCTGTTATAGGATGCGATAAAAGAACTCTTGAGAGGCGTTTTGCCGCATCTATAGAAAAGGGACGTGAACACGGCAAGTCATCTCTCAAAAGAAAAATGTGGGAAACAGCTCAGGGCGGCAATGTGACGATGATGATCTGGCTTAGTAAACAGATGCTTGGATATAAAGATCAAACACAGAATATTCATGATTTTAATGCCCCGCAAGTTGTGATTACACTTCCAAAAAATGGGCGCGAGTCACCAAATCAAAATTGATATCGATCCACAACCCGGTCCGCAATATCAGGCGATGGAATCTATCGCTGATATTTTAATCTTTGGAGGAGCGGCGGGCTGTGGGAAATCATACACGCTTTTGATGGAACCACTTCGCAATCTCAAGGATAAAGAATTCGGTGCAGTCATCTTCAGAAGGACTATGCCTCAGATCCGAAACGAAGGAGCTCTATGGGATCAAGCTGTAAAACTTTATAATCCTATTGGCGTTGAATTAAAAAGCAGCACACTTGAATGTATATTCAGTACTGGAATGAAATTGAAGTTTGCTCATTTAGAATATGAAAAGAATGTTTATGATTGGCAGGGATCCCAGATCCCATTTATTGGATTCGATGAACTCACGCACTTTACTGAATTCCAATTCTTCTACATGCTTGGTCGGAATAGATCCGATACCGGGATACCTGGATATATTCGTTCGACGTGTAATCCCGATGCTAGATCTTGGGTGAAGCGATTTATTCAATGGTGGATTGATGAGAAAACGGGCTATGCAATATCAAAGAGGTCTGGAGTGATTCGTTGGTTTATCAGGATCGATGACCAGATAATCTGGGCAGATTCGAAAGCAGAACTAATCAAAAAATATGGCATAGAGCAACAACCGAAATCGGTAACATTCATTGCAGCCAAGCTCGAAGATAATAAGATTTTGATGGAGAAAGATCCTAGCTATAGGGCGAATCTCATGGCATTGCCACGCGTTGAGCGTATGAGACTTCTCGAGGGGAATTGGAATGTCGAGCCCTCAGCTGGTCTCTATTTTCAAAAGTCATGGTTTGAATTAATTGACACAGTCCCATCCGATGCTGTGGCGTGTCGTTATTGGGACCGAGCGTCAACTAAGGTTACAGAAGCGAATATGAGCAGAGATCCAGATTACACTGTGGGTTTAAAACTCCTGCGTGACCGGCAGGGCGTTTTTTATGTGGCTGACATAGTGAGGATTAGGGAATCGCCTTTGAACGTCAAGCGAGCGATTCTGAACAGCGCTAGCCAGGATTCCGAACGATGTACAATCGGTATCGAGCAGGACCCAGGACAGGCTGGAGTGGTTGACGCACAGGATTATGTCCGATCACTTGCGGGATATCGCGTCAAAGTAAATAAAGTTATGACTGATAAAGTCACGCGCGCACTCCCGATCTCATCGCAATGTGAGGCAGGCAATGTGAAAGTACTACGCGCGAGATGGAACGAAGAATTTTTTACTGAGCTGCAAAACTTCCCAGATGGGAAACACGACGATCAAATTGACGCACTCTCAGGCGCATTTCATGTACTTACAGAGAAAATGGTTGGCGAATTTCCAAAAGAAGTGTCTAAAAATATAAATAATGCCACAATCGCAAATAAATTGAGTAGCGAAAATCTATGGTAAAAAAGAAATCTTTAATGGCTCGAATTTGGGATCGGATATCTTTTGCAGAAGATGAATCAGTTCAAAATGAACAGTATGATCGAACCCTTGTTTTACATCGCGATCCAATAGGATCTAGCGGCACCAGGTCCTCGGCTGGTTATCCCTATGAAGATTATCTCCAAAAGCTGCGCGGTAAAGAACGTGCAGACATTTTTGATCAAATGCGCAGATCAGATCCACAAGCCAAAATGTGTTTATCAGCTGTCAAGAATCCAATCAGATCCGCAGTTTGGCAAATTGAACCTGGCGATCAGACTGACGAAGCAAAATCAGATGCTGAATTTATTGAACACATTTTATTCAATGACATGGATCAGCCATGGAATAATTTTATTGACGAGGCTTTAACCTATGTAGATTTTGGTCACGCCATATTCGAGCTCACGCACAAAATTGTTTTTAATCACGCCAAATTTGGGACATACAATGGAATACGATCTCTCGGATGGAGATCTCCCCGTACAATCGAGAGATGGAATCTGAATCGAGAGAATGGGAAGCTCATATCAATAAGTCAATATGCATACGGCGATCTTCAGAGATTAGTCGATATCCCAGCTGAATTCTTGATTGTATTCTCACTAGAAAAAGAGGGATCTAATTATGAAGGGATATCTCTCTTGCGCCCATGTTATGGCAATTGGTTTAGAAAAAATACTTATCTGAAATTAAATGCGATAGGGATTGAGAAGTTTGCAATTCCAACTCCAATTGTAACTGTCCCATCTGGAATGCAAAATCAAGAGTCATATGGTGCATTGGTATCTGCCCTTGAAGCTTATGTCACACACGAGAAGGGTTATCTCACAATCCCAGAAGGCTGGGAACTAGACCTAAAGACTAGCACTTATGATCCAGAGAAAGTCGAGGTTTCAATCGACAATGAAGATAAGAGAATGGTGAAATCCTTTCTGGCGAATTTCTTAGAACTGGGCATGAATGGAACCGGGGCATATGCGCTATCAAATGATCTCTCTGATTTCTTTTTATCTGGTCTTGATTATATTGCGAATGGAATATCAGAGACGATAAATATGGATCTCATCCCGAATCTGATTAAACTAAATCGTGGCGCGCGTGATAAATATCCTAGACTCAAAGTATCCGGGGTCTCAGATAAAGCAGGTAAAGAATTGGCTGATACATTGAAAGCATATGCAGATGGAAAACTCATCACTCCTGATGAGAAGCTGGAAGAGAATCTACGTATGAGATATAAACTTCCGAAGTCGGATCCATTAACTGCTAGACAGGTACAGCCAGTATTTAATGCGGCACCGCCAACTCTTGCCGAAAAGATCAAACTCGCCGAAGCCAGGCGATTGAAAGTCCTCAGAGATGGCAAAAGTTAACGTTAGAAAATTGATCATTGAAAGCAAGTCCGCCCTTAAAGAGATCATGATTGAAAATTTGGCACAGATCTCTGCGTCTATGATTTCACAGATTATAGGACGTGCGAAATCATTGACCGATTCTACGATGCTGACTGCGATCAATGATATTCAACAATCTGGGATCTTGGCATATAAAGACATGCTCACAACCGGATTATCAATGATTGCATTAGAGGGTATTGAATCTGCGAGAAAACAGATTCCTGGTGCTAAAAAAGTCAAATTATCTGAATCCATTCTATTATCAGAATTTGATAAGCTACCACCATCGCTACAACGGAAAGTCAAAAATTCGGTGATATTAACAACCGATGCACAGATGGCTGATTTAGAGAAGGTGATATTTTTTCAATTCACAAGTTCAGTGGATTCTTTATCGGCACTTCCAATCATAGAAAAGGATCTACAAGAGGCGGCTGAAGATTATATCACCGGAGCTGCGATTGAAGGGGGAGCAGGATTACAGGCGGCACAATTTACCAACGCAGGTCGCAACGAATTTTTTGACGATCCCGAAGTTGCAGACCAAGTTGATGCGCTTCAATTCGTTAATGGAGATCCTGTGACTCCAATTTGTCAGGATCTTAATGGAACCATTTTCTCGAAAGACGATCCAGAGGCAGCGAAATACGAGCCACCATTACACTGGAATTGTAAAAGTTATATCATACCGATTTTAAAAGGAAAATTAGGCAATAGAGAAATTTTAGATCTTAAACCTTCCAAAGCATCTCTTGATAAATATGTTCAATTTTGTGAGCACGGAAGCTTAGATCACTTCTCATTGCGAGAAATTGGTTCTCCCAGGGAAGGGAGTCTTCAAACTATTATAGTCAACAAATCACATGCAAAGAGTTTAGATAAGGCGAAATCCATTGCAAAGGAATTCGGTGCTGAGCATATGAGTGTTGATGAGACTGAAAATAGCTATCGATTTCGACAAAGAAACCCTTCTGATTTTATTGATGGGTCTTTCCGCACGCACACAATTCCAGAAAAAGGCGTGTCTCTGGTTTATGGCAAACTAAAGAATTGACGAAAAATAATGTTCGGATGATTCTTGATCTTGCATGATGAAAAGATATCGCATTTCTCCCATTGCGTTGGGTGAATTCTCAGCGACCCCAGAAGTCGAAGTCCCCGCAAGAATTCAAATCTTTAGGGCAGGCACATTCCATCATCCAGAATATGGGAGATTCGATCTCAATAAAGAAGTCTTCTTAGCAATGAAGAAAAATTTTGATGAAAAAACTCGCGGAGTCGATCTAGCCATTGATTACAATCATGATAGCGAAGCTCACGCTGCTGGATGGATTCAAACTCTTTTTTTGAATGATGATGGGTCCGAACTTTGGGCTGAGGTTAAATGGACTCCGAATGGTAAGAATGTACTTATGAATCGCGAGTTTAGATATATGTCCGGAGATTTCACATTCAATTACGTCAATAACGAAACTTTACAAGAATATGGACCAACTCTTTTGGGAGCAGGTTTGACAAATAGACCAGTTATCAAAGATATGGCGCCAGTAATTGAACTCACCGAATCAAAAAAGAAAGGGATTCATAAAATGGAAGAGATTGAAACATTGAAAGTAGAAAACAAAAAGTTATCCGAACAGGTAACTAAACTGACTGAGGCAGCTGCATCAGTTGCAGCGGCAGCCCCATATGTTGCGCCGGAAGCGGATGATTATTCGAAAATGCAGCCCGCCGATCTCATTAAAAAGATCGAAGAACTTGAGGCAAAGCTGAAGGCTATGCAGGGCGAAAAAGAAGTCATGGCAAAAGAAAAATACATGTCTGAAAAGACTTCTAAATTCGAAAAGCTTTTGAGTGAAGGCAAAGTTGTTGCCGCTCAGAAAGAATCTTTCATGACTGGAGACGCAGAGAAGTTCGCTGAACTTGCTCAGCCGCTCAATCTTGTTAATAAGGGGACTGGTGGGTTGCCTCCTGTGAATATGGTGGATACCGAAACACAGATTCTTGAATTAGCTCATCAATCTATGAAAGATAAAAAAGTTTCAACTGTGTCGGAAGGTATCCGTCGCGCGTTGAGTGAAAATCCTGAGCTTCGCAAGTCGTATGAAGCTAAGAAATTAACCAAGTAAAAAAGGGGAAAAAAATGGCTTCTTCAAGCGCACCGAAAATTTTGACTTTCAAAGCCGATGCTGCAATTGCCAAGGGTAAGGCAGTGAAGATCGGCACGGATAAAGAACATGTAGCTGTCGGAGCTGCGAATACTGATCATGTGATTGGTATTGCGCAGAATGCTGTAACCACCGCGGAAGATCTAGTGGAAGTTGCCCTCAATGGCGGTGGCGGAAAGGGTCTCTTGGGTGAGACCGTTGGAGCTGGCAGACTTTTAGTCAGTCATACAGATGGCTCATTAGTTATGGCTAATGCTTCTGGTGATCAGATCGTCGCAAAATCTTTAGAGTCCGGAGTCTCTGGTGATTTAGTTGCGATCGAAGTTGCCTATAGCCAAGCAGCTGCAGCCGAATCTTAATCTTTTAACGGAATAGAAGGGGAAACAAATGGCTCAACTTAATGCAATTGTCGATAAATTATTGACCGAAGCGAGCTCGGCATATATCCCGAAAGGATATGTATCTGAATCTGTGCTTCCGTTGATTCAATCAAAGCAATATACCGGAAAACTTGCCAAATATGGTCAAAGTCATCTTCGGATTGAAACGTCTATTACTGGTGGGCGCGGTAAATATCGTAGAGTGGAACCGATCACCAGAACTCAATCATCCTATAGTATTGATGGGCATGGACTCGAAGGTTTGGTCACGAAACGTGATTATGCCAACGTAGAGCTCCCATATAAGGCTGAAGAAGACGAAGCTCTTGGAATCACGACACAGTTATGGCTTGAGAAAGAAAAGGTTTTAGCTGATACATTGGCTAATACTGCGATCATCACTCAGTCTGTGACTCTAGCCGGAACCGAGCAGTATAGCGACTATCTAAATTCAGATCCGTTGGATGATTTCTCAACGGCGAGAGAAACGGTAGTTAATGCTTGTGGGGTGATGCCAAATTTGGCAGTGATGGATATTCTGATCTGGAATAAGCTTCGTTATCATCCACAGATGCTTGACGCGCTTGGTTTCAAGGAATCCCGTCCTGGTGGATTGTCTGTCGAAGAGCTATCTGTAGCCTTGGGTGTAGAGAAAGTTCTCTTAGGTATGCCTCGATATAACAGTGCGAAAGAAGGTCAATCGGATTCTTTGGCTGCTGTTTGGGGTAAGCATATATTTTTCTTAGTAGCACCAGAAACTGCTCAGCCATATCAGGTTAGTCTCGGGTATAGAATCCAACTCGAAGGATCTCAACCGCGTAAAGTTTATAAATTCGCGATTGATAATCCCCCCGAAAGTACGGGAATTCTTGTCGAAGATGAATATGACATGTTCATCTCGAATGCCTCTTGTGGATATTCGATCAAGAGTACGATTGCATAAAGAAAAACTTTGGGGGGCGGCGAAAGTCGCCCTTCAAGTTAAAAGGAGATTTTGAAATGAAAATCAATAGATATTTAACACCTGCTGGTGCTGCTCTTGCATTCGCTCTTTTATTTATTGGCGCTGCGAGTGCCGCTCCTGTGAAAAGGCTTTATCAAGATGCTAAGCTTCCTACGCAGCAACTTGTAGAAAAGCAATCATTCACTAATCCGGTGGTTGCTGGGACTGCTGATGTCTTATCAGCTCATGCTGGTAACACGTCGGCTGCTGCAGCATCTGCCTCAACCTTCGTTGCCCAGCCAGATGTATCGAGAAATTTGGTTGTAACTCCTGGCGGCACGACTGCGGATGTCGCTGCCTGTGTGATCACGATCAGCGGAACTAATTTTTTCGGAGTTTCTATTTCAGATACATTCACTTTTGTTAATAATCAAACTCAGGGCGTATCGGGGTTGAAGGCATTCAAGACAGTGACTCTGGTTTCATTTCCAGCCAACTGTGAAGACGGGGGATTTGCCGCGACTTGGTCTGTGGGATTCGGAGAAGCACTGGGAATGAAACGGTGCATGGACTCTCCGGGTCATGTGCTTTCTTCAACAGTTACATCTGGCGGGACCCAGAAATTTGAATCGACTCGACCGACAGTTGGCGAAGGCGGAACGACTGATGTTTCCAGAAATACAGCTGATTTCAATGGAACGATGAATGGCGCGAATGATTTCGAATTATTTTTCTATCAAAATTTCCTTTGCTTCCCATAGAGGGTGAAATGGGATTTATCGCTCTTGTGAATTTGAAAGCTAACGGCGTTAGGGTGATGTCAGAGCAGACCTTGACACCGGACCAGGAATCCGCGCTTGAAGCAATCCTTCCCGATCTTCTAGCTCAGGGCTTGGTTAAAATTTCGGAGGGTCAGAGCTCTGAAGCGAAAGCTGAATCATCTGACGCCCGTGAATCATCTGAATCAGATCCAGTTGAAGAATGGAAACCGAAGAAGAAAAAAAAGAGTAGAAACTAATGGCATATTGCACCACAGCAAATGTCCAATCTGAATTCAAAGATATTACATTTTCAGCATCAACTTCGATTACATCAACCGAGATTTCCGATTTCATAGATCAGGCTGATGCAGAGATCAACGGAAGAGTTGGGCTGGTTTATGTGACTCCGATTACTGGATCGATCGCGCTCTTAATCATAAAAAGCATTTCTATCGGGATCGTAACCCAACGTGTGAAGGATATTCTTGCGGTTAAGACCGGCAATCCAGATGTAGAGCAAGAAGGGCGCACAAATTCGGCAATCGCGGCGCGTAAAATGCTTGATGAGATAGTCAGTGGCAAGATGCTGCTTACAGACGCTGTAAAGCGATCCTCTGGCGATGGGGTGAAATCCTATACTTCTATTAACAATATTGAGCATGTATTCGAAAAAGAGACTAATCAATGGTGACTGAATATGTCGTCGATCCAGATAAGAAGTTTGCCAGGGCGATCAAAGATGCCCAAAAAAACGTTTCTGATCTTCGTGTCCCATTTCGGATTATCGGACGTTCATGGTTCAAGTCCAATAGAGCAATCTTCAATTTGAAGGGACCAGGGAAATATGAGCCATTGGCTCAGAGTACAATTGCTTTTAAACTCAGAAAATATGGATTCGATTATCCGGCGCTGCGGGCGAAGGGTGATCTCGAAAGATCTATTACTAATCCAAATGACTCAGACGCTATTTTCGATGTTGAAAAGACAGATCTTACATTGGGTACATCGGTCCCACATGGGATTTATCATCAATCTTTAGAGCCAAGATCCAAGATTCCTTTTAGACCGTTTCTGTTCATCGGTGCCGAACAGTTAGCTCCCTCTGAACTCAATAAAAGACAAGATGCCTGGATTGAGATTTTAAGACAATACGTATTGCAAGCATCGTCAAATGTCGGCGGACCGGGGGCTGTCTGAGATGGCACAAAAATACGATCTCGAAATGCTCCTGACTAAAACTCTAGGGATCTTTGAATCCAATTTGAATACTACCATTGCCGCCATCCAAACAGAGAAAAACGATGGCATGGTTTTAGCCACAATTGACGCGGCTGCTTTTTTATTTCTCGAACTCAACGGGAAAGCAATCAATTATAATCCTTTTTTCTTTCTATTCATTGATGGGATCGAAAGCGACGGACAGGGTCCAGCTTCAGTTAGCCTTGTGAATATGAAAGCCATACTTTGTTTTGCCGATCAGGGGCAAGATATTGCCATAGGAAAGCGCGTGCTTCGATATCACCGCGCAGTTCAAGAAACCATAGAAGATAACTTTGCAGAAATTGAGGGTGCGGTTAGACTCCAAGTATCGAGCTTAGTGCCAGATTATTTAAAGCTTGCCAATAGTTCGCAGCTTTTTAGAGCAGTTGGCGTCGATATTAAAGCGGGGATTATGTCATGATGGCGAAAGGATTTAAAAAGAAAGATGAATCTGAAACAGAAGATTGGTCGCATTCATCTTCCAAGGTCGTGGCGAAAAAAGATTTCTTGATTGTATATAACGATTACAGGCGTGAAATAAAGGCGGGTGATGATCTTTCAGATGTGCCACCGATGTTTCACCAGAACTTAAAAACAGAAGGAATTCTTTAAGGAAGGGGAAATCCAATGGCACTTTCAGATCCAAGAGTATTTTTTGGAATTCATAGTTTCACTCCATATAATCGAAGCACCGGACTTTTCTATGGGGAGGTTAGAGTTTTGAAGGGCAGTTCTCTTGCCCTGTCCGGGGAATTGATTGATCTCATGGGCGGAAGCTCGAAGTATCCATGGGCATCTGAAGACGGTGCGATCACATCCGAGATTTCTTTGAAGGTATCTCAATTTGAGGATTTCATGTTTGAATTATTCCTTGGCGCAGCTCCAACATCGAATTCAGCTGAAACTTTAGGCAATGTTTCGACAATTGTTGATAAATTCGGAACTACAACGGTTGATGCTGTGACTGGTATCGCTTCTGTAACAGCGCTAGCCGCATCTGAAGCGGATCTCAAATTCGGAAAATATGTTGTCAAGGTTATCAGTTCCACTACAGTAGACGTATTCTTTTCGTCGGACGCAGATATTGGCAGGGGTACAGACGGCTCATTCCAAAATGATGCACTCAAGATCACATCAAGTGCATTGACGATCACAACTGGCGGTAATACGAATATTCCGAATTTCGGATTGAAACTCACTGGCGGATCTGGGGTGATCGCAATGACAGTCGGACATACTGCGACCTTCGAAGTGCGACCGATTAATTCAGGCTCAATGACTGTCACAGTGGGAGGAGTAGCGAATCAGATATTCCCTGAATTCGGATCGATCATCATGGCTCAGAAGAGGGGTAATCAAGAGCTCACCGAGATTGACGCATTCCGATGCAAGGCAGTTGGTATGCCACTAGGATTCGAACAGAGTGCCTTTGCAGAAACAGAAGTGAAAATCAAGGCACTTTACGATAGCGCTCTTGATGGAGTGTTTAAATTCAGACATGTGAAACCTACATAATTAGTCGCCACAACCACCTCGATTCATTGTGGAGACCTCAGAGCCTGGGCATCGAAAGATGCCTGGGCTTTTTTAAGGAATTTTGGCTGACATTCTTATTGTGGGTTGCATTTTATTTCAAAAATTCTCTCTCGGCATTTAGAAGCCCATGCCTAGCCCATTTGGACATTTTACCTTTTGCATAGGTTTTCGCTAACCATCTAGCTTTCTCGTATTCTTTGAATGTGACCCGGAATCCAATGTGCTTAGTTCTTGGATTTCTTTCTTTTTTTCTTCCCATTTTGATCTTTCGTTATGATTTCAACAATATTAGCGAGATGATTCTCAATCTGTTCAAGGAATATTAATATCTCACATTGACAATGGACTTGTAATTCACAACGCTTGCATCGATATGCCATAGATAGTTGTTATACAATGATAGAAATAAATTGCAAGTCATTTGCCAGAAATTTTTTATATCGATAATCTGGGTGAATGAAACCTCTAGATTTTAAAGATCTTTCAGAATTAATTCCAGAATCGGCAGAATTCAAACTCAGGATCACAGGAAAGATTTATCATCTTAGACCAGTTACACTTGCCGATGAATCTTGGATGGCGAAAACATTCGGGAAAGAAGTCGATAAAATAGTTGATATGAGTCCAGTAACTTTGAGTCGGGTTGTATTTCGGCTTATGACTGAAGAATCAAAAAAAGACTTTTTAGAAAAAGATGTCACATTTATTGATGAATCTGGTCATGAAATCCATCAAAAACTTGGAGGTTCGGAGCTCTTGCTTCATTGTATTTCTGGGGTGAATGAGAAAATTGAAGTCATGCAGGCATTCCTGCAGACACTGGGTATTAGTAGACCTATGCAAGATGAGATCATCAAAGAAGAAGAAAAAAAAAATCAAGTGAACCAATCAAAGACATCGATTGGGGGGAAATTATCGACCTCCTCAGCGCAGAATATGGATGGACTACAGAATATATCCTCAGTCGTACGATCAGGGAACTCTCATATAGAATTAAAGCCATCACGAAAAGAACGAATCAGAGATTCAAGTTTGAAGCAATGATGCATGGATGCGATATCCGTATTCCTGATGATGGATCTGGATATAAATTGACCGAACAACAAAAGGCAGGGATGGCTGTGGCACTCAAAGAAGCTCAGGCTAGAAAGATCAGAGAATTGAAACGTGGCTGATCTAGTTATCAAAATATCAGGCGATATAAAGAATTATACTGATGCTCTTAATAAAGTTTCTGCTCAAACTGAAGACCTCGAAGGATCTCTCGCAAGCCTTTCTAAAATATCTGCGGTTGCCTTTGCCGGGCTTGTAGCCGAAGCTGGATTGGCTCTTAATGCTTTCAAAGATAGCCAAGCCGCATCAAATAAGCTCACGACAGCACTTCAAAATCAGGGAATTTATTCTAAAGATCTTGCGGATAGCTATAAAGATCAAGCTGCGGCACTTCAGATTTTAACAGGAATTGATGATGACGCAATTATTAGCGCACAAGCTTTTTTGCAATCCATGATCGGACAGCAAGAAATAACACCTGAACTGACTCAATCAATCTTAGATTTATCTGTTGCCAAAGAGATGGATCTTGAATCAACGGCTCAGCTCATTGGAAAAGGAATAAATGGACAGACTGCGGCTTTGAAAAAGCTAGGTATTGAAATCGATGAGAATCTAACAAAAGAAGAGAGAACAGCTCAGATCATAGAAAAAGTGAATCAAGCTGCCGAAGGTCAGGCTGCGGCGGCTAATAAAGGATTAGGCGCAATAAAAGGTCTTCAATCTGCATTCAGTAAATTTCAAGAGGAAATCGGAAGCAGACTCGCTCCAATTATGGAGATCATTATAAAAAGAATGACTGAATTTTTTCTATCTATAGCCAAGAATAAACCGCTTTTAGATTTGATCGTTCAACTTGGAACAACGGCAGCTATTTTTACAGGCATTATCACAGTTGTCGGAACAGCTGGGATCGCATTTCTTAAATTTAAGGCTGCATTAGCGGCAGCACAAATTGCAACTAGTGCTATGACATTAGCTACAAGAGCGCTTGTGGGGGCTACTGGAATCGGATTAATTGCCATTATTGTTGCAGATCTCGCACTAAATTGGGAAAAAAGATGGATGCAGATGCAGGCAATTTTTGCAGCATTCACAAATAATATCGCTATCATTGGGACCGGATTATCCGGAATTCTAAGCGGTGTTTTTAACTTCGATATATCTAAAATAAAAGAAGGACTCAGTCAGGTCAAAGATGCATTTACAAAAGGGATTGATGACTTCACAAAAGCAAATGAAGATGGCAATGCAAAAATAGAAGCTCAACAAAACGCTAGCGAAGAAAGACAAAACGCTTCAAAAAAGGCGGCTGCAGATAAAAAAGCGGCTATTGATAAAGAAAGAGAAAATTTAGAAATTGAATCAAGAGAAGCTCATAGTGCGGCTCTTGAATTTGAAACTCAGCTTGGATCTGAGAAGCTAGCCAAAATCAAACAAGAGGAAGCCGATATCCTAAAGGCTCTCGCCGAAGCCACAAGCGAAGAGGAGTACAATGCGCTAGTTGATAAATATAATCGACTTTTAGATATAGAGGCAGAGCAGTTCGAAGTTACCAAAAGCCAAAGAGAAGAATTTCAAAAAGAGATTCTAGCCAATAATTCCGAATTTCAGGCGATGACCGATGAGCAAAAACAGGCTTTTTTAATTCAAAATCAAGCTAATCTTCAGGGACAGTTTGAAACTGAAAGAACAGTTAAAAATACATATGCCGTTCAGACGATGAACGAACAGATTCAATCCAATAATCGATTTCTTTTGGATCAACAAAAATTTGGTACTGCGTATGCTGCAATTAATCAGGCTATGCATAGCCAAGTTTTTCAGGGAGCGAAGCAGGGATTCGGTGAGTTATCTGCTTTAACACAATCTGAAAACTCTAAATTAAAGGCGATTGGGAAGGTCGCAGCTATAGCTAGCATTGTGATTAAGACAGCGGAATCCGCAATGAACATTTATGCAGGATTTTCTGCAATCCCAATCGTCGGACCAGTATTAGGAATTGCAGGCGCAGCTGCCGCAATATTATTCGGTGCTGAACAGGTTGGAAAGGTGAGTGCGGCTGCGCAAGGCGGTCTGATGACAGGTGGGATATCAGGTCTAGATTCAATCCCGACACTCACTCAAAATATGGAACTTGTGAGTCCGGCTCAAAATTTCGAGGAAGTTATCGGGTCTGTGCGCGCTGCACGTGAGGCAGAGAAATTTGGAGGAGGCGGGTTAGGCGGGCGCACTCAGGCTGCAATTGCAGTTGGATTTGATGGACGAGAGGCAAGTCAAGTTCTCACTATTCGGCAGATTGAAGACAAAGCTTTAGGGATTTCTAGGGAGTCAGTTTCATGAGCATCACCGGAGGAATTAAGTTTTTTGATCAGAGCCAGAATCTCTCTGCAGATGGCGCAACGATCACTTCATCTAGTGGCAATGCCGCCGCTATCTATGCGATCGATCGCAATCCAGACACTAAATGGTTTAGCGTAAGCTCTAATGATACCATCACTGAGACAGTTACAATCGTATTTGATGGCAATAAGACCATCACACGGATCTTACTTTTAGATCATAATTGGAAAGAATACACAGTGCAATATGATGTCGCTGGTGTATGGACAAATTTTACTAGCGTTATCGGTCTGGATGGAAGTCTGGGGGGCGGAATCAGTGAGACTGTTTTCGCCGACAATACTTCTTATTATGAGTTTACTTCTGTTATCACTGGAAAGATAAGACTTCAGATAGTTAAAACTCAAATAGCTAATGCGCAGAAATATATTTCACAAATAATTTCCACTTCAGAATTAGGTACATTAGTTGGATATCCAGAAATCGGAGAAATCGCGATAGACAGAAATGAGCGATCTAAAAAGACTCTCTCTGGAAGATATGTGATTCAGAAATCTATTGAGACTCAATCATATGAACTCAATTTCAAGGATTATCCTTCATCTGCGACGTACAATGCGGATGTCGATCTAATAATGATTCTATTTGATCGAGAGACACCATTTTTAGTCTGGCTATGTGGTGGGCGACGCGGAAGTACCTATTTCAGGTATACGCTTCGCGGATTCCGTCTCAAGGATGTTTATTTAATGCAATTAGATGAAGCTATTGGTTTGAATTACACTGGAAATATATACACAAATCCATTGAATATGAAGATAAAAATAAGAGAGCACATCTGATGGCGGGAACTAGATACAGCGTTTTTTTCGCGCCAAGGAATGGACCGACAACATATGGTACTGAAATTGATGTATCTGATTTCATCCTATTCAATGGCGTGGCTTTGATTAAAAAATCGATCGATTCAGGTGATTACGATGTCGGAGTTTTTGTTTATGACGATTTACAACTTAAAGCTGTTAATAGAGACGGTTATTTCAATGAAGAGACAGATATCAGAAGTATATTTCCATTTGGGAGAGATCGGGCAAAAGTCAGAGTCGTTTTCACCGATACTGCAACCGGGGACACAATTGTTTATAGGGGATTATTAAATGAAGAAGCAACGCGCTTAGATGCGACTGGGGATCAGATTACATTTAGGATTCTTGCGCGCGATTCCGTGATTAGGGACACAAAAATTTCGGGAGGCACGATCTCAAATGGTATGAGCTGCAAGAACGCTATATTAGCTATTATCGATGTCCCTATGGTCACTAGTGTGCTCACTGTGAGTGCAGTTAATATCAATCCTGATTTTAATTTCACAATTGATGATGGATCTAAATTCAACAATAAGAGCGGCAGAGAAATGCTTAATAAACTTCTCTTTGCGTCAAACTCTGTCATGCTCATTTCTGATGTCGGAGTTGTTACAGTTCAAAGTAGAGATGAAGATACAACCATTGATATTCTGAATCTATTCGGTCCATTCAATATAAATTATCGCCAGAATACTATTAGGATGACAGCCTATAATACTGGCAAGCATCGCATGTTCAACGCTGTTAGAATCAATGACACAGAACGATCAAATGCTGCTTTCATTTCAGTATTTGGATATCGACAAAAAAAATTCGATCTCGATTTCATTACAACTCTCGCGACAGAACAGGCTATTGCAGATCGTCTTGTGGATGAATTCAAAGCCCCAAAGATTGAACTCAATATTGAAGTTCCTACATCGGTCGCTAGAAATTCTAAACTTCTTGATCGCGTAAGCTTGGATTGGTCTCTAAGAATTAAACCCATTGAGGGGAAATTCTTGCCAATCATTGGAGTCACTGCAATTGGAGACGCCAATGCTCCCCTGCCATATACATTTGGTAGCTTAGCGATATCCACTACAACTGGTTTTAAAATCATTGAAATTACAGAGAACCCCAATGACTTTGAAAGTATTTTGAAACTGCGTCAAATTGGGACTGGTCTCAGTGATGGCGTTTTCAATTCGGCATTCAATTGTATCATTGGTTATGCAGTGATCGGATTAGCTCCGATCTGTGGGACAGGGGATACTTGCGAAACATATAATCCGAGTGTAATCGGAGCGGCACAAATTGGATGTACAGAAGTTGCAGCATAATCAAAAATGGGGCACGTTAGAAATATAATATTCAAGGGGTGATACATGGGACTTAACACATTAAGTAATAGATCCAATGGGCAAACAATTTTAGATACATTTTTTAATGATATCCATACAGCAATTAATGGAGATTTTGTCGGAAGAGACACAAACGGAGTTCCGACATCTGCCCAAAATCTTGGCACAACCGCATTTCCCTGGGGCACGATTCGTGGATCGAGTCTGATTTTAGGGGGGGCTGTAATTGATACCTCTCAAATCACAGCCGAAGTGAATCGAGTAGTTTCTGGTAAAAAGAGATCCAGTTCTAATCAGCCTCAATTTTTAACTCCAAATGGTGCAGCAGCTAGCTTTATTTTAGATGGGACGCCTATAAATCTTGTAGTAGATATCAATGGATCGGCAGTGACTGTCACGACTGATATTACTAAAAGCTCTTTAACTGTCGCACCGAGCACAAATAATACGGCTCTTGTGAATGATTCTACAGCGGCAGATCAAGCTGATACTCGTTTATGGGGAGAGCCCGAACATCGGAAAACAATTACAATTGATACCGTTGGGAGTGAAATTTCTTCTCGCGTTGGACAATTCTGTGCTTTCAAATTGGATAATGGATCGGCTACAGAATTTTTCTATGCTCTAATCGAGAGTGCAACTATTCTTTCAAATGCAAGGCGTGGATATTTTTATGACAGCGCGCTCGCTCCAAAAAATAGAATCTTTTTTTCAGATAACGATACAATCACTTTGATGAGTCATGGATGGGTGTTCATTGAAAATAATGCCACAACTGTGGATGTATCATATACGGTCCCAGTATGGTCGGTCACAGCTCCGACATCACCAGCGACCGGAGATTATTGGTATGACCAACTTAATAGTGTTTGGAAAAGATATGATGGTGCTAGTTTTCAAATTATCAATCGCACATTAATCGGGAGTGTTGTTTTAGATTCTACAAATTGTGTGGCTGCAAGATGCAGAGATTTTTATAAAGCATATGCTCCTGAAAACACACTGAGTCTTGAGATTTCAAGTACATCAGTTGTGAAAGCCAAAAAGATTGGATCCACAGTCAATGTATCGGGAACTGCGATCAAGTTTTATGATTCAAAGCCTACATGGAATATTACAACGCATCTTGCAAGCTCATCTGATATGTATAATGCGACAGAGCAAGCGAGTACAATGTATTATTTATATTTGAAGGATGATTATAGCCCTGTAATTTCTGATATTCAGCCTTATTTTAGAAGTGATCTTTATGGCATGTATCACCCGCATAATCCATGGAGATGCATTGGACTCGCCTTCAATGATGCCAGCTCAAATATCACGAATACGACCGGAGTGGATGATAATTTCTATAGCGAGCATTTCAATAAGACAAACACTGGTCAGGGATCAACAAATACAGCGATCAGAATCACAGGCACAAATATCAGAAATTTTGGAGCTGATTTCATTTATGCGACAAGTGCGACGCTTGGAGATTCATATACCGTATTTATGCCAGGAAGATACTTTATGACTCGTAGTGATAATGACACGGGTACTGCAAACAGTTTCCATGGATTTTCATTGAATTCAAATCAGCTTACGACTGCGATCGACTTAATAACAGAAGCCCATAAATTGGATGTTGCGGCATCTGGGAATGCTGACAACCATGCAAATAAATCTGTCACTACAGCCGATTGTTTGATTGGAGATGTGATCAGACCGCATGGTGCGACAACCCAAAATAACGCACTCGCTTCAATTAAAGTGATGAGAATGTCTTAGAAAAAGATTGCGATCCAGATATTTTTGACCTAGCAATTTCTTAATGACACATTTTCTTCTGATGGGATCCGTAATATTTGGATCCGTCCTTTCCAGGAATCCAGATCATTGGAGATCTGAGATTTATTGGACATCGGCTGCGATTCTTTTTTGGATCTCAATTGTGATCGCGAGACAATTCCATTGGAGCGCCGCCTTAGGATTTTTCTGGGCTTCTCTATCTGCTATTAAGGCGTTTTTTTATCCTCAATCCCCATATATTCAAATGGGAAAAGCGTCTGTTATTGCTTTTGATTCTGTAACTAGTCAAAGCCTGGTCTATCTAATGATCGCTGTGATTCCATTCGTGCTTCTTAAAAAAAAGAATTATGGATCTATATCTCAAGGATTCGCATTTCTTTGTTTTATTGATTCGATCATTGTTTTATCACGATGGATTTTAGGTGATTCGCCTTCTGGTTTGATGGACAATTCAGCCCTAGATGCGTGCATGATCGCGTGTACTTGGTCATTTTTGGCGATCAAACCCATGCCACAAGATTATGATTGCGAAGACCTAAGAGATGTGAAGAAAAATCTCCTGAAGTTTGCAAGAGATTTGATTTGGATATGTACCCCGATTGCGGCGATATTCGCGACTCAATCTAGCACTGGATTGGCTGCATTTGCGATAGCCATTGCCGGATCTCTTTTTATGCGAATTCAGTCTAAATTATTAACGCTTGGCGCTATTTTCGGAATCGGGTGGACGGCTCTTATTGTTGGATTTATGACGATCGGAAAAGATCAACTACTAAATCCAAATGGCAGATTCGCGCAATGGGATCTTGCCATGAAATTTTTCGAGAAAAAGATTGAGTTTTTTTTCGGTGCCGGTCCTGGGACGTATTTCATTTTAGGTCCGTTGATCCAATTGAAAAATAACCCGATTCTGAATCACTACCCGAATTTTTATATTTATCTGCATAATGATTGGATGCAGATTCTCTTTGAATTGGGATGCGTTGGGCTTGCGTTGGCTGGGTTAGTCTATCTATATTCTCTTCGCAATGCATATAAAAAAGGCGATGAATGGGTATTCTCATCTCTATTAGCCTATGGATTTGTCGGACTATTTCAGCCACCTCTTCGGATAATGACATTTTCTTGTCTAGGCGCATTTTTACTGGCGAGCGCATTTAATAAAATAAAGAATGTATAGCGCGGAGATCATTTCAGATCCTATAATGGAATTAATGGAAACTGCGAAAGCAAGAGGTCGCGGGCGTCCGAAGAATCTATCAAATAGAAATCACATCAAAAAATGTCGAAAATTCGGATGTTCAAATTCCCCTGCAATTGGGCAGGCTTATTGTTGTAGAGATCATGCACCGTATGGAAATTTCGAGAGGGAAAAACATGGAAAAAAACAGCCCAGATCAATATATAAAAAGAAAGATGAGCCCAAAGTTAAGAGAAAAGTTCTTAAGGGTGATAGATGGACATCCCAGCCTGCCATATGTCATGGCGCATTGGAACCGGCACCGCCGATGCGAGGAGATTCTACAATATTTGATCAGCCAGAACATAACAGGGAAGAGGCTATCCAGCTTGATTTTTGGATACTTTGGGGGATCGATTCTTGAACCTCTCAAGTATTTTATCAAAGAAATTGATTTTGAGAAAAATACGTCTCCGATTATTGTAGAGAGAGATTGGGATACTCAATAACAAGGGGGATTTATGCTTGATCAAATTCTTTCGTGGCTGCCTGCTATTCTTGGTTTCATCGCGCAGGTGCCGGTTGTGGGTAAATACGTGGCTATTCTGGTGAGTGTCTCTGTGGGTCTTATCACTGGGGTGACCGCTTTTGTTGCAATGTGGCGTGGAATTGTGGCATTCATACAAGCATTGAGTTTAATCCCTGGATTGGGAAAGCTTAGCGGATTGGCTTTGAAATTAAAAGCCAGTGAGGATTCGATTGATGGATTCGCAAGTAACAAGCTCCTTCCGATCTTGAACCGCCTGAGTGGGATTTCATTACCAAGCAAGCCACCAGCCCCATAATTTATGGCAGAGCTTTTTAAAGCTATCGCGGCACTGCCTATTATTATCGGGTTCATTCGGGAGCTCATGAAAATAGTTCAGGATAAATTCGGACCGAACTGGTCTCAGAGGATGCTCGATATTACAGATTCATTTTCAAAATATCGTGAAGCCAAAACAGACGAGGAAAAGCGTGATGCCGAAAAGAAAATCGCTCAGCTTTTTAATAGTTAGCACACTCGTATTTCTTGGATCATGTAAAACAGCCGGGTTAAGGGTCACGACATGCTTCATTCATTCAATGGAATGTAGGGGATCCGTGACAGATCCAGGATGTGGTGCCAGATGCTGGGATCCAGATGAAAATGAACTTTTTATTCCGCTTCTCAGTTTGGATGGGTATATCGCGCATAGTCCAAATGATGCTCAAAAAATCGTACAGCGACTCAATGAATGTAAACAGAACGGATGTCTAAAAATTTCGAGGTGATATAGTGAGTGTTCTTTATGATCTAGCGATTTCACTCTTGTGGTTGCCATATATTTATGGCGGTAAAAATCCGCTTGTTGGACTTGATTGCAGCGGTCTTGTCACAATTCTTTTAAAGTCAGCTGGAATTGCGCCGCCTGTGCAAACAAATGCGCAAGGACTTTATGATTTTTATTATTCTAATTCTGCAAATAATGTTTATCAGATCGGCGCTCTGGCTTTTTTTGGCGAGAGTGTGACCAAGATCTCCCATGTGGGATGGCTACTTAATCCATCTCAGATGATTGAAGCTGGTCATGGAACTTCGGAGATCGATACATTGGAAGAAGCGATACAACGCGGATCATATGTCAGAATTTCTTTAGTCAATCAGCGAAAGGATCTTGTCGCAGTGCTCCGACCTAGCTATGCAAAAATAGGGGTGCCATAATGAGTCATGATCAAGATTCTTGGGGAGCTTGGCAAAGGCATGTTCTTGCGGAACTTAAACGATTATCAAAATCAGCCGAAGAGATCGAACGGGACATCGGACTCATTCAGAAAGAAATTGCACTTCTGAAATTAAAATCGGGTCTTTGGGGCACGATATCAGCGATTGTCTCAGTCATTGCACTCAAGGTATTCGGCGATTACTTTTAAGAGCCCATATTCAATCCTGGTGCAAACCGTGTCGATCCTGACACAGATCTAGCTCATCATTATACTATATGCATTGAGTCATTTAACTGAGACCTATTAAAGCTAAAAAAGCGTTAAATAGAGATAGGTAAAAAATGACATACTTGCATAAATAGCCGCATTGCGTTATATTTAGATTATAGGAGCACGTGGTATGAAAATCATCAAATACAAGGGATATGAGATCTATTGGCAGCCGTGGATCGATTCAAAAAGAAATGGCGGATGGAAGATCAAAGGATTTTTGATGTATCCATATTCGAATCTAATTGCCGTCAAAGAATTTATTAATTTTCTATCCCGTGCTCCTAAGTTCGGAATAGATCGGGGCGCCAGGTCAGTCTGATATGACTGATGAAATCGGAACAATTGGGCTGGCGCCCACCAAAAGAGCGATTTATATGAGAAAATTCAAAGAAATCGAAAAATGTGGATGTGGTCAGGAATATTCTATACTTCCAGATGTCTCCAAATACTTCGAAGACGATGCTTTCGGGGGTTGGTATTGGGACTGCATGCATTGTGGTAGTACCCATCTGACGAAAGAAAAAAAACTCGATCCGATATTATATTGTGATTGTGATGATTGTACTTATGATCCAGACAAAGCTTGTGCCGGAGATTGTGGCTCATCCGAAGAGTGCATGGCATGTTTAGAATTCAAAGAAGAAAAAGAAGAGCGTGATTTCGAAATCAGCCGCGCGCAAGGAATATTCTAATTATATGGCACCCAAATCGGAGTCGATCCATCATTCACAATGACGCCAGCGCCAAGAGTTGGTTTGAATTTATCATTTTTATTATATTTAAATGCGTATGAAACTGTGTCGATTAAACACCCAGTATTCATAGACCAAATGTCTTTATCTTCAGTCTTAACTCTGCATATTCCAGCAGAGCTATGTAGATGCCCAAATGCTACACTGATCGCAGACATTTCGGCTGCCTGCCGGTAGGGAGTTTTCCCACCGAAACTCATTCCATGTGTGATCCTGAATCGGTGTTTTGTTTCTATGAGCCATGAATCAGACCATTGCCAAGTATCAGGCATCTGTAAAACATCCTGATACGCGCGCATCATCTGAGAAGGGATCTCTGCCATGGATGATTTTTTGATCCAGCGCAAACCGTGATTTGATATTGCAATGCGCATATATGGGAATGCCGCAACCCATTGTTTTATTTTTTCTTTGGCTTCTTTAATTTCAGAATTAGGCGTATGATGTCCATCTGGATCCTTGGGATACATTCCACCATTTAGATTATCTACTTCATCCCCGACATTTAGAATATTTTCATCTGGAACATTAGCCCATTTTTTTAGATATTTGCAGAAGTCTAATGCGTGATGGGCTTCAAACGGTATTTGAAGATCAGAAATGATCAAGAAATTTCCGCTCTGCATCTATATCAATAATTACACATGAATTAGAAATATAATGCAAAGATCACTCTTGTGATGATTTATCGTGTCCAATAATCACAGTCTTAGTTTGTCTAGTTTTCGAATTGAATTTCAATCTTTTCTCTATCATGAGATCATATGCTTTCAAATCATAACAGAGACAATTTTGATTCCAGAAATATCCAGCATCATAACTGGATAGTCTGCATGCCACATTGCATTCGGCATTTAGAATAGACTGGGAATTAATACAAGCGGCGACCAAAAGTATGTCCTTTGGATTCATTCATGAATTCTATCACGTGATTAAAATGGCGCCCAAGACGAGGATTGCCCCCAAAGAAATAAACCCGAAGGAATGCCCAATAATGCGTACCATAATGGATAACGAAACCACGCATCACCTTTTTTAGAAAGCTTCCAATATAGATCAATTCCAAATAGGACTGCCATAATCATGAGCCCATTGCCCCATGCTGTGTGGCTCACGATTTGTCTTGGGGCAAACCAATGACCTATAAGAAATCCAGCGCAAAATGGGAGCAGTGTCCAATCGCGTGCCCATAATCTCAAAACCGTACTTTCCGTGGGTTGTTGTATTTTCTGTGTAATTACATCATAGGCTAAAACAATTACAATTATTATAATAATAAATATTTGAGTTAAATTCACGCTTGTTTCTTTCTTTTTTTAAGCCGCGCTCTTTTGTCTGCTGCGCCTTTACATATTCGGCATTGTCTGTTGTTGTATCTTTTAAAATTCCAATAAGTATTTTCTTCATTAAATGGGTGTCCATTTTTACAATGTGTTTTTGCTCTTGCAATCAATGGTGCTGTATTCACTGCATTTTCTAAAACATTTTGCCTTCTAGTTACTACGCGTAGATGAGATGGGTTTACGCAATTTCTAGTCCTACAAATATGATCAATCACCATTTTTTCCGGTATCGATTCTTTATGAATTTCGTAAGAAAATCTGTGTGCCAAAATTTTCCTGTGATTTATTTTTATCCTCCCGTAACCATTCCAAGTGGTATCCGCGGTCCATAACCAACAAGATTCTGTTTTTTGAACTTTAGCCCAAAATCTATCCTCTGTAGTCATACTGTGCTCTCAGTTGGCTGATGAATCTTCTGGGTGATCATGTCATAGGCAAGAACTATCACGATGATTGCGATAATGAAGACTTGGGTGAGATTCAAGATTTATCACATTTTGTTAAAGCAGCCTGAGCGATTTTAGACTCATAACTATCCACAACGGTCCATGGATTAAATTCGTATTTACCTTTGGAGATTATCTCAAGAGCCGTTTTATATCTCTTTAATATCGATTCCAACTCCACAAGTTTATCCTTCATGATCATCACCGCATTGAACTCATTGCCCCATGAATCTTTCTCAGCCCGGAGTGCATCGATCTCAAATAGGAGATACTTAACAGGACCAGGACCATTTTCAATTTCAAGATCATGTCTGATCTCTTTCTCTAATTCCTTATCGATCTTAGTTAGGGCTTCTTTGGATAAAAGAACAAATTGATATCCATAATCACCTTCCCGAAATTTATCACTTGATGCTAATAATTTTAATGTCTCTCTCGCTGTCTTTAAGGCGGCTATAAGAGCGAGAACGGTTTGTGGATTGGCTATAGAAATATAATTAATATCTGGTAAATCCACATAATGCATCCAATTAAAACTGCTAGAATTGCCGGAATTTATCTCATGATACCATGGTCCCGGCGTCGCCTTTTCGGCTTTCTCTATTAAATCCTTAATATTAATTTTGGTCATTTTTATGTCTCATCTCTACAATTTCTACAAGACATGTCTGGTTTCAATCCAGAAGAATACCAAACAACATCATATGGATGTCTTCTCATTCGGCACCACAAAACTTTAATAAACCAATACCAAGATTCCTCTTTAAATGTCCATTTTAAATCAGAAAAGAGATACACCCAATAATCCATATAAAACCAATGCAAACCAAAAATCTTAGAAATGCTCTTTAAAATATACCCTCCAATAATTCATTTTGAACTATCTGGAAATCCCGGATAGTTGCTCTAATCATTATTCACGCCTGCGCAGGCGAATGCTTTAGCTAAAATTAGGTCATTCGCTTCACAATCTCCAATATCTTAATGAGGGCAACCATCTTTCATGCTCCCCTAGTTTTATCAAATCCATCAAATAAATTGCTTTTTTTATTCCGATCATTTTTTTCGAATATGGTTCTTTAAAAAGATCCTTCTCAAAAAGCGTTTTTATCTTCATTAAGGCATAAATTCTGACTTTTATTCCAAACGATATGGTGCCCATCACTTGGGAAAAAATAATGAGATCATCCCTTTTATTTTTATTTGTGAAAATAGAATCACAATCTTTTTCTTTTCCATTCTGGAAAATCCAAGACTCTTTCCCATAAATCGAATCCCAAAATGATTTAACGTGAATTTTGTGTTGTCTAGTTTTTAAGTCCGCTGAATATGTTTTTTTATTTGATTTATAAATCGAAAGATCCGGACTCGAGACATCTATTTTTACAACCTTTTTAATAAAATCGCTTGCTCCAAATTCTGAAATTGCGCCGCATAGAATCTGTTTTTTGATCTTTTTAGCATTTGTTTGGTTTCTATTTTTATATTTATCGATTCTTGTTTCATAGCTTTTATCTGCAAATTGGATGCATTTAAATAAGGTTTCTTTTTCTATTTTTGTCGTAAATGTCTTTATGACTTGCATAATTTATCCGATATTTTATCCCATCATAACTTCTCATCTCCATCGGTTAACAGATCCCTGTCCACATTCTGTTCTTGCTTGAATGATTCGAGATCAGCGAATTTAACGCGGGAGTGTTCGCCCTTAGTTTTATCTTTGAAATTCTGGCAATAGAAACCCGCGCCAGACTTCGAGAGAACTAACTCATTTCCACATACCTCGCAATGGGCGCCCGATCGCGGCGCGTTAGTTTGAATTGGAGGGTTAGTGGGCTTTGGATTTGAATTAGCCGGTCCTGAGGCATTCTGGAAAGTATCACGCGGCATATCCTCTAAATCTTGAGTGAAAAAATCAGATGCTCCTGTAGCGATAATTGTTGCGCCCACATAGGATCTTTTCTGCGCCATTTTTTGGAGCGTATTTAAAAGATCCGCTGCTCGTTGTGGGATTTTCTTTGGTTTTCCATTTTCATAGATTGTTTTTTCTGAATATTTTCTCTCTTGTGAATTTGCAGATCCCTCGCATTGCGCGATGCCATTTCCAGTTGGTAGATAAAAAACTTCGGTTGTATATGTGAACATGGCGAAATTATCTTTTAGATCAATTTCTTTATCTCGACCAACAATTCGAGATCCAAGCTGAAAGAGCTTGCAAAGTTTTTCGGCACCCGGTTTATAAAGCGATGGCTTCGGAGTTCCAGGTATCATCCCAAAGTCCACATCCTGGGTTAATTGACCCTTGATAAATTGCTTCAGCATTTCTCGCTGTGTATTCAGTTCAGCGAGCGATGTCGTATTGAGATTAACAGCCAGGCTTTTCACTGGTTCAAGTTCATTTACTGCGTTCATATTTATTCCTTCTTTTTTGAAGCCATATAGGATCTCAGTGCACCGTCTGATCGCAATTCTGCACCTGGGACAGGCATCCCAGCTTCTAAATCCGCCCTGATTTTATCTTTATCCGGACTCACAATCTGTGTGACTATCTTGTACGTTTCTGGGATCAGATTGTCATCATGAATGATGAGTTTTGGTTTACTATTTATCAACTTAAATCGATGAATATTGCCATATAATTCATCGGTTTCAAGCAAACTCATTGCAATTCGAATTCGGTCTTTCATCGTTTCAATAATTTTCGCGAATTTTTTCTCTTGGGTTTCGCAGTCATATTTTCTTTGCTTCCAAATTAGGCGCTCACCTTCCAAATAATCCATGATATGCTGATAGCCATCGATTTTTTCTGGAAGCTGTTCTTTTGAAAGATCCAATTCATTTTCAAGATTTGGCGTTAATTCACCGCCAGATTCTGAAAGGGCGAGCGCTATCTTTTTTGATTGTTGTGCAATATCGATAAGTGATCGAATCATATTATTTTTATGCCGCTTCCCACGGACCGCCATCGTCTATAATCGGCATCGAATCTTTTTTTAATCCCATTTCTTCTTTTAAAATGGCTAATTCAACTTGTGTTTCATTGAGCGCGTCTAATGCGGACGATCTAACAGCGCTAATTTCTATTACCGCTTTCTCAGTGGTTTCTAAGATTTTTTCCTGCAGTCTCACAATACGCGTGAGCGCCACAAAGATTTGATTATTTGTCATGTGATTCTTCCTTCGAAAGATGTTGTACAATCTTGGTTAGGATTTTTCAACTATAATTTTTAACGTCACTAAAATTGTTGAGGTCGCTCATGTCCTCAAATGAGCATGACACGGAGCTGTGCACCGTTGGTTCAATTGACCAATGGTCTATGGTCCAAGGTCCAGAGCCTAAACCCACAGCCCATGTCCCCGCATCAACCCCCAAGGCACTAAAGCCCAGAGCTAATACCCACAAGCTTCAGTGTCTTGGGAGCGGGTTTGATGCGCATGGCGACCTAGTTCATAACGCCAGACCGCCATGGCTTGAAGGAATTATTATGTATGAGTCACGAATATTATGCGCCGACTCGCTATCAATGGCAATAAAAAACGCCCGCTGAGTCTTGAAAGATTCGAACGGGCGTTATATGCAGCAAAGTATTGAATATGAGCAAGTCCATGGATCGCATATCCATCGGCTTGCGTCAAGGGGGAAAATTGGCGCGGATTAACGTCGAAGATTCGATTTTAAAAGACAATCGATTTATAAATCTATGTATTAAATTAGGCGATAAAGACAGGGCAATGGGTGCCTTAATATTCGCATGGATATTAGCCCAGCGCTGGTATCTCACGCCAGATCGCATGATTCCAATCAAAGAATGGGCAGATCAATCAATACCAAATGAAATAATTATTGTCGGACTTGCGGAGAAAATTGGGGATAAAGTCCGAATGAAAGGCGCCGATAAGCAGTTTGCGTGGCTAATTCAACGATCACAGGCTGGCAAAATAGGTGGACCCGCTGCATCAAAGTCGCGTGTTGAAAACATTAGGGAATTAGATCGTCGACCGAGTGACGGGGGTCGTCGGCTCACGTCCTCTTTTCTCTCTTCTCTTTCCTCTTCTCTCTCTTCTCATAACTCTTTACTCAAAAACAAAGAATCTAAAGGCGTCGCTATCGCTGACGCTAACATTGGGTCGCCTGTGGCATATTTCATCGGATGTTATGTGAAAGCGTTTCAGTCAAGATACGGTGCCGAAACAAGACCGGATCTCCGAGGGAAAATTCAGGGAATGATAAAAAAGTTTATTTCTGAAATTCAACTTGAAAGAGCTTGTGATCTGATTCAAGCCTATTGCCAGATGGATGGCGAGCGGGGATGGTTCAAAACAAAAGGACATGATTTTGTGACATTCATTGAAAATTTAAACCCAATATCAATAGCTTTTGATACAGGGAAAAACGAAGGCGTTGTCGATTGGAGCAAGGTATTTTCGGATGACAAATGAGCAATTTCAAAATCAGATGACTAGACTGCAAAATACATATGGGAAAGCAGCATTCAGCACAGAAAGATGTACTCTCATTTGGAAAGAAGTTGGAGAAATTCCGGATCACTGGATGTCAAGAATAGTGGATAAATTCATTGGCGATTCCAAGCAATCTCCAATGATTCCAGATTTCAGAGAAGAAATTTCCAGATATCGAAGTTGGGAGAACGAGAAAAGAAAAAATCTAGAACAATGTGTCCGCACAGACGAAGATTCAGAAAAGGAATGTAATTATTGCTTCGCTAAGGGATATTATTTTACATGGAAAAAAAGCGCAAAAATGTTCTATATATTCAAATGTCATTGCAATTATGGAATAAAAGACGAAAAAAAATTCCCACAATTTCGAGAAGAATATAGATATGATTATGTTTGGATTAGTCCAGACAGTGTTATAAAGCATAAAAAAGAAGCGGAGGTCGTTAGTGGCTTTCCAGAAATATAACGCAAAAAGAATCGAAAAAGCCGGACGATCTTTCGGATCCGGTCTTGAAAGCTCAGTGCATGATATTTTATTGCTTAGACAGCGGGCTGGTGAGATCGATATTTTGAAATTACAAGACACAGTGCTCATCGAATGCCCCCCCAATAGTAAAAATCGATGGCGATGCATACCAGATTTTAAATGCCAATACAGAATAACCAGCGAGATATTCTGGGTTGAAGCCAAGGGGATGGATACTGATCGATGGAAGGCAACACTTTTCCTTTGGCGGGCATTTGGACCGGGGCGCATGGAAATTTGGCGAGGACACAAGAAAAAACCATATTTGTCTGAAATTGTTGATCCAGCTAGAATCAGAGTTGACCAACTCTTCAAAGGCACGGTATGAACGAAAAAGAGATTTTTCAAGAGCTCTCAGATGTGAGACAAAAATTGAACGAGCAAACTAAATATATTCTGCATCTCGAAACTATTATCATAGAACTCAAAGCCGAAATGTGTACGATCTCTTCATCGCTTCAAAAATATACTGAACGTTACGGGGATTTTTTGAGCAACGAAAATTCTATGAAACTTTCTGAATCTCAACCACCACCAGACCAATTGTGAATTATGTCTAAAGGGAAGCCAAAGTGCGAAAAATGCGGAAAGCCGAATGTAATAAATCGCACCGGATTATGTACAAAATGCAGAACCCAATCATGCCGCGAATGTGGCGCAGAATTTATTCCATTTCGAAACATTTCTTTTTATTGCGGATTTTGCCGAAGAAAAAAAGAAAACAGAGAAAATTATTATTGTTACCCGGAGATGATCTGAAATGGCTGGCTTGAGCATCACACAGATTCTAAGAAGATCATTTGATGCCGCCGTCGATGCCATTAAAATCGTCCCATTTTTACCATCAAATACGAACGTATCTAAAAATTTTATTGTCACAACGGGATTAGTTACTATTGCGACGAATGCAGAAACATCATTTTTATTATTGAAAAATCCATCTGGTAGTGGGAAATCTTTATCACTGACAAAAGTATTCGTCGGGTTACTATTCAATAACCAAAATGGATTTTTTAATATCTATTTTGATCCAACAATTACTTCCAATGGTACTGCATTAACAATTTCAAATACCAATAGATTAAGTTCTCCCATAGCGAGCACTATGCAAGCATTTAATCTTCCAACAACCACATCATTTGGGACGAAAATTTTAACAATGCCTATTCAACAAAATTCTTCGGCTGTTCAATATCCACTAGAAGAAACCATTAAATTATCAGAGGGGAAAAATTTACTTATATCTATAGATAATGCCGCAAATAATATGCCCACATGTATAAATGCACATTGGTTGGAGACGTAAATGTCTTATAAATTATTAGAAAAAAGTCATTTTCAATCAGTACCTGCATCGTCCGTCTCAAATAGCGATTATATTATACCAAATGGTTCTATTTTATTAATTGAAAAAATCGGGGCAGATTGTCCTCAAAGCGGCAGTAATCACGGTAATTTCGTAAAGATAATTTGGGATCCATCTGGTATAAATCAGATATTATTTTCGACGTCATCTCCTAATTTCGTATTGAGAGAGTCCGAATTTATAGGAGATGGGGTAAAGATATTGCGGATAAGCCTGAGCAATAGAAGCCTCATCGCACTTAATATGGGCGGTTATTACATCGGGAAACAGCTATGATAAAAGTCGAATGGGCAGATGTGAAATCTTTCATCGATTTAAAGCAAATATCCACAAAATATATAGAAAAAATAAATCTATATAGAATATTTGGATACGATAAAGATTTTCAAATATTTTGTGATGTCGATAAAATCAGCCCACCCAGCGCGGATCAAGTAGATTTCGAAACCAATTATAAATCGGAAATAAATAAACCATTTAGACAGATATTTTATACCCACACATTTACCGCTATTGGCACAGGACCTGTTTTAGATATGTCTAATAGTCCGATGAAATATTTTTCTATGGAAGTAAAAACCACCGGAGCAGTTTTATTTTGGGAGGTGGTTATCGAATCCAGTCTAGATAATATTGATTATACTACTATTGGGTCTCATTCAGAAATAACAGGATCTGGTATTTTATTATTTATCGCAACTCCTAGCCCATCTAAATACATAAAATCAAATTGCAAATTAATCAATTTGGGACTCGGCACAAATATTGTAGTAAAAATATTAGGAGTGGAATAATGGCTATAGAACCACAAGCCCCACTAAAAGACGCGGAAGTAACAAAAACCATTTCCGGCTTGAATGATTCGATTGAATTAATATTGCCCGGAATATCTGGCGGAAAAGCGGTTATTTCTGGCACTTGGATTGGCAATATAAAATTTGAGCAATTTATTGGCGGAATAGTAGATGGTCATTTATTAGATAGATGGGATAATATTGGTAGCTTCGATGGTACAACAGGAGCTATTTTATCAGCAACCGGTATAACAAATAATACGATTGTTGTGTTTATAGGGATTGCGGGCGTAAAAAAAATAAGGGCTAGATTTAATGCTTGGACGTCTGGCTCAGCCATTGTGACTCTTCGTGGCTCTCATGGCGCCAGTAATGTATTTGCTGCTAATCTGATCCCAAGAAATTTAAAAACTGAACCACATACTAGATACACTAATATTATAAGTGCATTAGTTAATGATAGTCATACAGCATTAAGAGGTGATGAATATGGAATACCAATCTTTTCTGATCAAAAAGAAGCGTATTCTCTTATGGAGAAAGCCTTTGTTGTAACAACAAATTTAATCACTATTCCAACAAATGCAGAAACTCCATTCCTTTTAATTAAAAATCCAACTGGGAGTGGAAAAATATTGAGGATATTTGAAATCACTGTTGGATTATTATTCAATAATCAAAACGGAATATTCAGAATTTATAAAAATCCTACTATAATTTCAGATGGATTGTCTTTATCGATAAGTAATAACAGAATTTATTCCGGATCTATTTCTAGCAATATGCAGGCATTCTCATTGCCGACAACTTCTCTAAATGGGACTATGTTATCTGGATTCCCAATCCAACAAAATTCTTCTATGCAGAGATTGCCAGTATTAGCTACATTAATTTTGAATGAACAAAATAATATTTTAATCACAATAGATAATGCCGCAAATAATATGCCTTCCATAATAAACACAAATTGGTTGGAAATATAAATGGACTTCGAAACTAAAGAGAATAGATTTTATAAATTGGTAAATCTGTTAACCACCGATCAGCAAGATTATATTATTCCCAATGGGAAAATATTCCTTTTAGAAGAGTTGGGGTTAAATTGTAATGGCAATTTCAATACTAGAGTTGA